TAACAATAAAATTACAGCCTTTGCTGGTGAGTCTGCTACTGGTAAAACTTTCTTTGCTATGGGCGTTGTTAAAAAGTTTTTAGATGATCATCCTAATGCAGCTGTATTCTATTTTGATACTGAAGCCGCTGTTACTAAAGAGATGATGCAATCAAGAGGTATTGATACTAAACGTGTTATTATCTCTGAGCCAGAAACTATTCAGAAGTTTAGACATACAGCATTGCAGATTATCGATAACTATGCTAAGACAGCAGAGAAAGATCGTCCTCCTATGATGATGGTTCTTGACTCTCTAGGCCAGTTATCTACTACTAAAGAAGTAGAAGATACTGCTGCGGGTTCTGAGACACGTGATATGACTAAAGCTGCTGTTCTTAAAGCTACGTTCCGAGTACTTAACCTTAAGCTGGCTAAAGTTAACGTACCTCTTTTAATTACTAATCATGTTTACGATGTAGTTGGTTCTTACATTCCTATGAAAGAGATGTCTGGTGGTTCAGGACTTAAGTATACTGCATCTCAGATTGTATTCTTAGGTAAGAAGAAAGAGAAAGATGGTAAAGAAGTTATCGGTAATATTATTAAATGTACGATGACGAAGTCTCGCTTTACTAAAGAGAATAAGAAAGTAGAAGTACTTCTTACATACGATAAAGGTCTTGATCGTTACTACGGTCTTCTTGAGCTTGCTGAGAAGTACGATATTATTAAGAAAGTTTCTACTCGCTATGAATTACCAGACGGTTCTAAAGTATTTGGTAAAGCTATTAATAGTGATCCAGAAAAGTACTTTACACCGGATGTAATGCAAAAGCTTGAGCTGGCAGCTCAGACTGAGTTTACTTATGGTGGCGGAGCTATTACAGAAGAAGAAGAGATTGAATATGGAGATGATGACGAACAAGTATGAGGTAATGTTTAATCCTAATGAGGAAACAGCGCTCATACGTATTACGGAAGGTAAATTTAAAAACTTTGTCTATAATTATGGGCAAGTAAGTGTTGGTGAAGTTGATAATGAAGAGAATGATCTTCCAATATCATTTACCTATGAATTAAAGCAAGCCCCTGACTCGTACGAGTATGTTGATGAAGAAGCAGATAAGAAAGAATTTGAACAGACTGTCGGTGATATACTTTATGATATTATCGTTAATAGTAATACTGTGAAGGAAGCAAATGGAAACAACGATACTGAGCAATCTAACGAAGGATGAAGAGTACGCTCGTAAGGTAGTACCTTTCATTAAACAAGAATACTTTCAGAATGTAGCTGAGCGTATTATCTTTAATAAGATTAATAACTACATGAATGAGTACAGCAATGTACCGAATGTAAATACCCTTCTTATTGAACTTGGCAACGATCAGTCGTTAGTAGAATCTGATTATAATGCTAGTGTACAATTATTAGAAACATTTAGCAATGAAAGTACCGGGCATGACCGTCAGTGGTTGATTGATAAGACAGAAGAGTTTTGTCAAGAGAAAGCTGTCTATAATGCTATTATGGAGAGCATCCATATTATAGACGGTAAGAGTAAAAATAAAACTAAAGATGGTATTCCATCTATACTTTCTGATGCTCTATCAGTAAGCTTTGATAACACTGTAGGTCATGACTTCTTAAATGATTATGAAGAACGTTATGACTTTTACCATAGAATAGAAGAACGTGTGCCGTTTGATCTAGAGTATTTAAACTCTATTACTAAAGGTGGTGTACCTCGTAAGTCATTAAATATTATTCTTGCTGGTACTGGCGTTGGTAAGTCATTAGCTATGTGTCATTTTGCTTCTACCAACCTTATGGATGGTAAGAACGTTCTTTATATTACTCTTGAGATGGCTGAAGAAAAGATTGCAGAACGTATTGATGCTAATCTAATGAATGTTCCTCTTGATGATCTTATACAGCTACCTAAAGATGTATACGATAAGAAAATTGCTAAGATTAGAGAGAAGACACCTGGTAGATTAATCGTAAAAGAGTATCCTACTGCTAGCGCTCATGCCGGTCATTTTAGGCATTTAATTAACGAGCTTAAGATAAAGAAAGGGTTTACTCCTGATATTATCTATATTGATTACTTAAATATTTGCGCATCGTCACGAATGAAAGGACTTGGTAACTCGGTTAATACTTACTCGTTAATTAAGTCTATTGCAGAAGAGCTAAGAGGTCTTGCTGTAGAGAAGGATGTTCCTATCTTCAGCGCTACTCAGACTACTCGTTCTGGTTATTCTAACTCTGATGTTGAACTAACTGATACTTCTGAATCGTTTGGATTACCTGCTACCGCAGACTTTATGTTTGCTGTTATTAGTACAGAGGATTTACAGAAGTTGAATCAAGTGTTAGTTAAGCAATTAAAGAATCGATACAATGATCCTACGATTAATAAGCGTTTTGTTGTTGGTGTTGATCGTTCACGTATGAGACTGTACGATGTTGAGCAATCAGCGCAAGATAACATAATGCAAGAACCTGAGTACAATGATACGATTCCTGTGTTTGATCGTGCGAAGAACGACAGAACCCCTAAAGATTTTAGTAATTTATTCTAACCCCTTGATTTAAGTAGACATTTTTTTCCTTAGAAATCAACCAGTTACAAAAAATATGAAAAAATTTGTAACTGGTTGATTTGCATGGACTTTAAAAGTTGATCTTCTGAACTCATAAACATATAATATATGTAAGAAATGAGGAGATCGACTATGACTAAATTTATTAAAGAAGACTTTGAGTGGGATGGAATGTATCTGATGTATAGTGGTCCTTATGAAGGTTCTAAAACCATGGATGAAGTCCACCCTAACTGCCATCCTTCCTGGATTGGCAAGCGAAAGCCTGCATTCATTGCTCGATTTAAGTATGGGCCTTACAAGCCCTGGAAGGCTTGGGTTAACTTCTTGGTAAACAATGCAACTGTTGAACAATATCTTGAGCTGCAAGCTGCGGAGCACCCAGTGGGTGCAATGAGAAAACTTGGATACAAGGGAAAAGTATAATGAGTGCAATGAACGATTTATGGTTAGAGATCGCTGACTTAATTGATGCTGGTATGTCTAATTTAGATATATCAAACAGACTTCATATCGAAGTAGATTGGGTTAGCGAAGTTCGTGCTGAGTACGAGAAAATTGAAGATGATGGGCAGCCTACCTGGGAACAAGAGTGGGCTGACTTTGGAGAATGCTATGATTAAGGTAGTTGTTGTCAGTGGTAAGAAAGTAATTAAGCAGTTTGAATATAACGAACGCAAAGACAATCATGCTTTTGAGAAAGCGTTTGTCGAGATGGATAGAGCTACTTGGGAGTTTGAACCAGGTAATATTATAGCTTTGTACCAGCATGGTAAGTGTCTTCGTCACTACTCAGACCCAGAGCAAGGTTGGGTGTATACAAACAATAATGGGATTTACAACTACTAGGTGAGATGCTATGGGTGACATCAAAGAGATGTTGCAAGAGACGACTGACTGGGAATTCCCCGGTCATGTCTATCTTCTGAATGAAGCAGGTAAGCTCAACGGGTACATTAAAAAAGATCGTAATGATATCGTATGGTTCAAAAAGTCTTTGAGCTTTAGCAAGCGAGGTAGAAAGTTTAGGAAGCTAAAGGTAGACGATCTCATATAGATAAATAGTTTAAACTATTGTGGTTACTATATGGCACAGTTTAATCCTCTTAAAATATCAGATCTTCGTAAAGATGAAAACAGACCTCTTACCTTTATCAAGAAAGTAGATAAGGGTGAAGAGTTTGCTACGGTTAAGAATGGTAACGTTATTATACCAAAAGATCAGCTGCAGCTAGTTAAACTTTTTATGACAGCTGACGGTGGCAAGTTTCCTAAGTCAAATACCTCAATAGAAGTAAAAATAAGAGGCGGTCGTACATTAAAAATACCGAACGACTTTTTAAAGACTGGCGACTTTGGTGGTAAAGGACAGGGATCAGGAGTAGCTGCAGAAACATTAGCAATGAATTACTTCAATGATAACCTTAATAAACTGCTCGCACAAAAAGGCTATAGTTATATAAAATTAAGAATAAACAATAGAACAGTTCGTTGTGCAGGTATGGAAAAGACTGAAGGTAAATACCAGGGACGTGAACCAAAGTCTGATATGAGCATTATAGATGAAACTGGAAAACCTGTAGCGTTCATATCGCATAAAGCAGGTACCAGTGCTAAAGATTATCAGCAGTATGGTGGTCTTTCTTATTCACAATATGCTAATAATGCTGATATCAGAAACTTTATGAAGGCTGTATTAGCAAAAAGTCCAAATGGTCTAACAAGTGGACAGTCATATTTTAGAGCTGTAAATGATAAAATGCTAATAAGAGAAGCAATGTACGGTCCTGAATATTCAAAGAACCGTCCAAGCATAAGTAATGTCGATGAGTTTCATTTGGGTAATATGAACTTAAGAGGTTCTGGACAAGGTCCATATACTATACAATCAAATCATAAAGGCACTAACGGTGAAATACCAACTGGTCAATACCAAGCAGTTTTCTTTATACGTTTTCAAGCTAGAAGAGGTGACGCTCGAGCAGCCGGTGTTGTAGTTCCAAATGCGAGAGTAGGTATATTTCCAATAGCAAAAATTTCAGGTACAAGTATTAAAATATGAAGTTCAGTTCGTTCTTATTAGAACAAAAAAACACTCACATGGAACATCTCGAAGACATGATCTTCAATGATGGTGTGGAGGGCGCAAGGCTTGCCATAACTTCTCTTCAGTCACTAAGAGATATGTTAGCTGGTCGAGCAAAAGAAAAAGTAAACATGACGGTAAAATGGGATGGAGCTCCAGCTATCTTTGCTGGTGTCGATCCTTCTGATGGTAAATTTTTTGTAGCTAAAAAGGGTGTATTCAATGCGAATCCTCAACTATTTAAAAATGAAAAAGATATCGATGGAAGCCTCTCTGGTGATCTTGCGAACAAATTTAAGATTGCATTACGGGAATTTTCTAAGCTGGGAATCAGGAAAGGTATGTATCAAGGAGATCTCATGTTCACTAAAAGTGATCTCAAAGTCTCTAATATCTCTGGTGAAAAATATATTACATTTCAGCCTAATACTATTATGTACGCCGTACCTGTTAATAGTCAGCTCGCTCGGGTTATACAAAGAAGCCAGATCGGAGTTGTCTGGCATACAACATATTCTGGACGTACGTTACGACAAATGAAAGCATCGTTCGGTAAAGGTATTGTATCTAAGATGAAACAATCAAGAACGGTGTGGATGGATGATGCAACTTATAGAGACGTATCTGGTAACGCAACCTTTACCGAAGAAGAAACAAATGAAATAACAAAAATGTTATCAGCTGCCGGAAAAAGGTTTCGAAAGATTCCAAGCACTGCTCTTTCGGTCATTAAAGATGACGAAGAGCTCAAACAAAAAATAAAAACGTATAACAATACGTTTGTAAGAGCACAAGAACCATTTCCGGAGCCCCGAGCTCATGTTAAAGGGTTATATCAGTATATAACAGATTGGTACCAAAAAGAGATAGATTCAAAAAAACAAGAAAAAACAAAACAGACCTGGACAGCTAGAAGAGATACCGTGCTCAAGAAAGTGTTTCAGAATACAGAAGAGCTCATATCCATTTTTGAGTTAATGAATTTACTAGTTCAAGCTAAACAGATGGTTGTCGATAAACTTAATAGGACATCATCCATAGGTACATTTCTTAGAACAAAGAAAGGTATCAGAGCAACAAACCAAGAAGGATTTGTAGCCATAGATAGGTTGACAGGTGGTGCTGTTAAACTTGTTGATCGTATGGAATTCTCTTACGCTAATTTTTCACCAGAGGTTTTGAAAGGATGGGATAAATAAATACACATAAATGATGCGTTAAGTCTAAGGAAAACACGCAATGAAGAAAGCAGTTATAGCTTGGGGTCGTATGAACCCCCCGACAATAGGTCACGAGAAGCTCGTGCACCGTGTTACTGCTGTAGCTAAAAGAGAAGGTGGCGAACCAAAGATATATCTCAGTCACACGCAAAACGCTAAGAAAGATCCCCTCCATTATCGTGATAAAATAAAATACGCTCAAAGAGCATTCGGCAATATTGTCAAGCCGTCTACATCACGAACTATTATAGAACTCATGAAAGAACTGCAGAAGGCTGGTTATAAGCAGGTAACTGTTGTAGCTGGTTCTGACCGTGTGCCTGAGTATAACAAACTTCTTAAAAAATATAACGGAAAAGATTACACGTTTGACAAAATCAAAGTCGTCAGTGCAGGTCAAAGAGATCCTGATGCTGAAGGTGTTTCTGGTATGTCTGCTACTAAAGTGAGGCAGGCAGCTACAAGTGGTGATATGAAATTATTCCAAACAGGTGTTCCATCAAATCTTTCAAAGAGAGATGTAGCAGATCTGTACAATAAATTAAGAAAGGGTATGCTCGTGGAAGAGATAGAAGAGTTGATAGAAAAGAAGAAAGAGAAGAAAGTCGATAGTACTGACTTTTCTGACACCGAGCTAAAGAAAGCTGTCGATACAATGAATGAAGAAGAGCTTGATGAAGAAATGGAAGAACTTGAAGAGCGCGCTCCTCTCACTATCCAGCAACGGATGAAGAAATCAAGACAAATGAAACGTCTTGCTCCTAGAATGAAACGTCTTCGTCAGATCAAAAAATTTAGAATGGCTCCTGTAGAAAGATTGCAGATGCGAGCTCGTAAACTTGCAAAGAATTTGTTGCGTAAAAAGTTTGCAGGCAACAAAGGTGGTAAGTATGCTTCGCTTTCTCCTTCTGAAAAAATTACTGTAGATAGATTAGTAGCTAACAAAGGTCCTGTCATAGACAGGCTGGCTAAAAGAATGCTTCCAATGATGCGTAAAAAAGAAATTGCTCGCATTAGACAAGCAAGGCAGACTAGAAATGAAAATGTAGAAAAGCTCATCGATGATGTTAGTACATTGTTTGAAAAAACACAGACTCGTCAAGACCCGGATATAAAAAATAGAGAAGGAACACAGCCTGCTCGCTATCATGCTGGATTGTCGAAAGCTACAAAAGCAGTACGAGATGCTCAGTTTAAAAGACAAACAAAGATGGCATCTGACAATCCCAAGGCTTATAAGCCTGCACCTGGTGATGCATCAGCTGAAACAAAGCCAAGTAAGTATACTAAAAAGTTCAAAGACTTGTTTGGCGAAGCAAAGACTATAAAAGTAGGAGCTGATTCTGTTGGTGCAGACAAAATTCACTTCGGTTTAGTTAAAGATAGAAAAGTAGTAGATGTTGGACCAAAAGATGATATGTTAGCTGCTTCGGAAGAAAAGGGCGGTAGAGTTTGGGTCACAACAAAACAAGTTGGTGATGTTGTAGAAGGCGAAGCAGTAAGAGCAGCTCGCGAAAGAATTAAAAGAGAAAAAGAACAAGACAAAGCTAAGCATGATAGAATGCTTGATCAAGCTCGTAGTAATGATACCAAAGCAGCTAACCGTAAAGAAGAATTTGAGCTGACAGAGAAGTCAATGGACGCTCTTAAAACTAAAGCATCAAAATCAGGCTATTCATACGGTACATTGAAGAAGGTCTATGATAGAGGTGTTGCTGCATGGAGAACAGGTCACAGGCCTGGAACTACTCCACAGCAATGGGGTTATGCAAGAGTAAATGCTTTCATTGCAAAACAGAAGTCAGGTCAAAAGCTTAATCACGATACCGACTTGGGAATGAATACGTGCCAGAAGGTAAAGCACATTCAAGAGCTCAACAAGCTGCTATTGCTATTGCAAAGAAAGAGCGTGGTGAGTATAAAGAAGGTGCAGGTCTATGGCACAATATACATAAGAAGCGCAAAGAAGGTAGACCAATGCGCAAGCCAGGTTCAGAAGGTGCACCAACCAGGCAGGACTTTAAAAACGCTTCTGAAAACTTTATGGATGGAAAAGGACCTGGTAAGCCTGGTGATGCAGCTCGTCACGGGTTAAAAAGTAAATCACCATCTGAACTACGTAAGATTCGTTCTTCTGATTCAGCCTCTCCTCGTAAGAAGCAGCTAGCACATTGGCTACTTAACTTTGTTCACAAAGAAGAAACACAAACTGTTCAAGAAGAGGGTGGAGCAGGTGAAGAAGGTACTAAAAAGCTCAAAGATAAATATAAGAAAGAGACGCCAGAGCAATGAAAAGATATAAAGATTGGCTAGTAGAAGCGGAGTATGGTGGTAGAAAGGTCGCACTTAACAAGCCTTTCAGAACTCCTGGTGGTCCTAAGAAGTCTGCTGTGTATGTAGACCCGGACGGAGATGGTAAAGCCAAAGTAGTTCGCTTTGGTGATCCAAACATGACGATTAAGAAAAACATTCCTGCAAGAAGAAAATCTTTTAGGGCAAGACACAATTGCGATAATCCAGGGCCGAAAGATAAAGCGCGCTACTGGTCGTGTAAAGCTTGGTAAACAAGGGGTAAGACATGAGTTACAAATCATTAGAAAGCATGATTCGTAGTGTGGTATCTGAAAGTACGCTACAAGAAGCTGCTCTAGGTAATCATAAAGGTCTAGCAGCACTAGCCAAGCGTAAGACTGGTGATGAAAAAGACACTATGATGCGCGCTGCAGAGATGATGAAAAAAGGTCAAGTAAAAGATCTTAATATGTTTATGAAAGCTATGGATCAATCTACCCATAAGGCTATTATGCCTTTCGTAGATAAGAAACATTACAAAGCTCTTCATGAAGACATAGAAGAGATTGATGAGAAGACTCTTACTCCTGCTGAGCTGAAAAAACGCGAAGAGATTGCAAAAGCAATTGAGCGTGAAAATCCTGATATGCCAATGCCACAAAAGATGGCTATTGCAACTGCACAAGCTAAGAAAGTAGCAGAAGATAAAGAAGAAATTGAAGAAGATAGCAGCTATAAAACAGGTTCTGAAAAACACACAGATGGTGGCCACC